GGCGGGTTTTTCCCGCCGACCAAGTCGATCATCGTGGAGGCCCGCTTTGGCACGATGAGGAACTTGTATTCGACCCAAAGGTCATTGACGCCGCTATACCAGCAATCCGCCACACCGGCGTTGTATTCGTTATGGTTTTTCAGCCGGTACAGCTCAGACAGAGGGGGCAGATGCCGGTGGACGCTGGCGATGAAGGTGTTTTCGGGCTTAGCGGCCACGGGCAGGCTTCTTCTGTGCGGCCAGTTCTGCCTGATCGGCCATCAAGCGGTCATCGACCAGCTTGGCGTAGCCCGCGATGTCGTGCCATGAATCGGCGTAGTTCGCATCGCCGTTCACGATGCGGCCGATCTTGTGCAGGATCATGTCGATGGCCTCCTGCTGATCGTCGGCCAGGTTCTTCTGCCGGCGGAGCAGCTCGGTGCTGACCACGCGCTTCAAGGACTGCGTCACCTCGGCGTGGCCCTCGAAGTTGCCGTAACGCGAACCGCGCTCAGCCAGAGTGTTCTCGATGCTCATACCTTCACCTTACCCTTGGCCGACGCGACGACGACCTTGTGGATTTCGATGAGCTGTTTCGCCTGAGTCAGTGCGTCCATCAAGGCGTTGTGCTTGCCCGGATTCGGGACGCTGATCGCTTGCTTGGCGTGCGGCAGACTCTTGTAGGTGCGGAAGCACCGGCTATTCCAGAACTGCCACGGCGATTCGATGCCATGCGTGCGCCAGGCATGCTGGATCATGGGGATGTCGAAGTCGGCGCCGTTGCTCCAGACCTTGTACTCCTTGATCAGATCCGGGTCGAACCAGGCATGGAACTCCTGGAGTGCAGGGAGCAAGTCCTGCTTTGCTTCCTTGAACACGTTCTGCGCTTTCGCGTTCTGGTCCATCCACCAGATCAGCGTGTCCTCCTGGATGCGCCGGCCAGCGGCGAGGTTCGAGTCGACAGAAATCGAGGCGTAGAAGCCGTCGTCGTCGATCTGTCCGGTGTCGATGTTGAACTTCACAGCGCCGATGCTGAGGATCACAGCATCGGCGACTGTGCCGAGCGTCTCGAAGTCAATCATCACTTCGCGCACAAACTTCTCCGGTGGGCATGTTATAGGCCCACCAGGCGCTGGCCTGGTGGGTTGTCTCAGACCAACCAGGCGATCAGTCGGCCGGCGACAGCGCTTCGAGCTGGCCGTCGATCTTGGCCATGCCGATCTCGGCGGCGGTGGCAGCCTTCTCGGCGGCCTTGACCACAGCGGCGTGTGCCTTCTCGGCGATTTTCAGTTCGGCGGCAGCGGCCTTCTCGGCGGCCTTGATCGTCTTGTCGGCACTGGTCTTGGCGACGTTCAGGGCCTTCTCAGCAGCGGTCTTGGCCTGGGTGTGAACCTTCAGGCCATCGGCCACTTGCTTGCGAGCAGCGGTGAGTTCAGCCTTGCGGGCCTTGATCTCGGCGGGGGTCATCTTGCTGACGGACTTGGGACGTGCCATGGAATTTCTCCTTGAGGTAGGCAGAGTAGGAAAGCTCCCGCAACCGGACGGCGCGGGAAATGAGTCGGTCGATGACCGACGAGCGACGCTGTGTGCCTGCCTCAAGTTCGAGGCAAGCAAGCACTTCGTCCTCAGTCAGGTCGTTGAGGTGTTCCGTCAGGCCGGTGAATGATTCGAGGGCCCTGGCAACGTACCAAATGCGAACTGACATGAGTTTTATGTAGCGGGGTTGAATCGTTTGCTGGAACTGACGTGTAAACCTATGTCAGTTCCAACTTAGATCAGCGGCGACTGGCCTTCTTGGGCGCCGGGGCCTGGTAGCCGGACACGTCGGGTTCGACGGCCAGCAGCTTCTTGGCTTCTTCCTGACGCGCGAAGTGAACGGCCAGGTTCTCGTTCGGCACCGGGTTGCCGAAACGCAGCGACGGGTACGCCTTGTCTTCGTCGAACGACACCGTCGTGACCACCGACAGCGGCGGCATCTGGGTCATGGCGGCGACCTGGCGCACGTAGCCGTCGAAGCCCTTCAGGCCGGTCGGCGAGACCTTCAGCAGCCAGATCGGGGTGTCCTCGTCGGCGTCGGGCGGCAGCACCGCACAGACCACGGTGTTCTTGCACGCCTTGCCGTCACCGGACGAGCCGAACTCGTTCATCGGGCAACCCTTGCAGGCGCTGGACTGGGCCACCGGCGAGTTCTTGCTCGGCGCCATGTTGGTGATGACCTCGCCCAACGAGAAGCAGGCCGGCGGCGTCGGGTTCTTCTCGTCGTAGGTGCCCTCATAGAAGGCATTCATGCGGATGAAGTCGAGGATCACCAACTCGATGGGGCCGTCGTCCTTGCGGCCGTCCGGGAAGGTGAACTTCTTGGCCTTCAGATTGATCGTGACGCCGGTGGCCGCGCCCAGGCGGTCGCCCATACCGGCGGCCTGCGCCTTCAGCGCTTCCTGGATCGACACGACGTTCGTGCTGGCACGCTTCGCAACGGCGGTGCCGGTGGTCTTCGCGGGCGCGGACTTAGCCGCGGGCTTGGTGGGGGTCTTGGTCGCCATGTAGGCTCCTTCAGGGATGCGGCAGTACCGCGGGTGGTCAGGTGTTGACGCGCACATTCAGGCGCTTCTTGGTGAAAGGCTCGACGCCGGGGACAGCGCCCTTCGACTCGATCATTTCGCGGAACGCCGGGTCGCTGATGCGACGCTGGTAGAGCTGGAAGTTCTTCGTCTTGGCGATCCACTTGTTCAGCTCGTCCCAGTCCATCACGTTGGCGACAGTGGACGAGGTGATCGAGACGGTGCCCTTCTTGCCGGAGCCCTTGTCGGAGCCCTCGGCGTCGAGCTTCGCCATCAGGGCTTCTTCGGCTTCCTTGTACTGGGCTTCGATCTTGGTGATCTCGGCCTCATATCCGCGCTTCTGTTCACGCAGGTCGATGAGCTTGTCGGTCAGGCCGCCAATGGTGGACTTGCCCAGCAGGATGTCCGTGACGGCCGTGACCTTGGCGGCCTTCTTGGCTGCGAGTGCTCGCGTCATGCATTCTCCTTTGATGAGTGGATCGTAACACGATCTAAAGTAGATTTGGCGGTCAGGTGTGCACGCTCCAGCCATGTTTCGAGCTGTCGATGCCGATGCCCACCGTCAGCGCGGGGGCGCTGCCATTGAGCGGCTGGCCAGGCCCGGAGTAGATGAGGCCGCCGTTGAACCAACGGGTGCCGTCCGGGTGCTTCATCAGAAACGCGAAGCTGTTCGGCGCCCAGTCCGCGTAGACCTCGCACATGTTCGTACCGTCGCCGTACTGCGCGAGGTAGCTGAGCTTCTCTACGAGCTTGTCGGCGCAGTTGTTCTCGGCAGCGAAACGCAGCACGCTGGCGAGGTGTTCATGGTCAGGAAAACAAATCATTTCAGGAGCCTCGATGTGACACGGAGGTGGATGTCCGCTTCGGCAAGGCGCACCAGGTCGTCGCGGGCGATGGAAAAGCCAGGGCCTTGGTTAGACCAACCCACTCCGCCGCCAAGGGGTATGTCGAAGCGGGAGTCTTTGTGCGCCGCTTGGAAGCGCAATGCATTGCGGTTTGTCGCCGCGATGATCCAGTCGACGAGCTGTGCGTCTGTCATGACGTGAGTTTCTCCGTGACCCATCCGGCGAAGGCATTAGCGATGGCTTCTGCAGCCGTCGCACCTTCTGCCCAGCGGTACCGGCACTCGTAGATGCCGGCGTCGTAGTGGGGGCGAGCACGGTAGAAGGCTCGCCAACTGCCGTCCGCTTGGCACGTCACCTCGAAGACGCAGTCTTCGCGGAGGTGTTCGATCACTTGAGCAATCTCTGGGTCACGTGCTCGACGCGCTCGCGTCGAACGTCAGCGAATGCGTTCTGTAGGGCTCCGCGGAACGTACTCCCGCCACCAGACACAACGCGTGAGAAGTGTTCTGTCGAGAACTCATTTCTGAACGTGACGCGCCACGCCCCCTCATAACCGGGCAAGTGGTTGCACTTGAACTCGGCAACGATGGAAGTAGCCAGAAACTCACTGACCTTGTCGAGCAGTTCGGTATCGGTCATTTGCTGTAGTTCTCCGCGAACCCGCCCTCGGCGTTCAGCGGGATGTCCGCACACCAGGGCAAGGGTGTCTGCATGGCCTTGAGCATCTTCTTGACGACCGCAGCGGCCTGCGCCTTCTTGATGCAAGCGACTGCCTCGTCGTGCGTGGTCATCACGATACGTGCGAACTTGTCGATGGCGAGCATCTGGCATCCGACGATGATTCGCGCGAGGGCCTGCACGATGTTCTCGCACAGCAGGCCGCCATAGATCTTCTTGCGCATGTCCTTCGCGGCGTAGGTCCACTCGTCCCAGCCGTTCGTCTCGTTGACGCGCTTCTTGAGGTCCGGGTACTTCAGGCACATGCCGTTCGGCAGCCAGATCGTTTCCTTCTCCCAGCAGAGCGGCCCATGACTGCCAGCACGACCGGCCGCCATGTCTTCGATGATGCCCTTGCAGATTTCCCAGCCGCGCGCGATCTGGTTGTTCCGGCGCCGGTAGGCCTGCACGATCATCTGGCACTGTTCAAGCGGCAGGTAGATCGGCGGGCCGCCAAGCGCGCCCTTGGCAAGCGTGATCTGGAGCTTGGCAGCGCCCATCTGGAAGCCGAGGCCCAGCACGCACACCTTGCCGACGAATCGCTCAGTGGTGTCGGCTTTGGTGATGCGCCGGCCGTAGATGATCGAAGCGAAGTTGCAGTAGGCGTCCAAGCCCGTGCCGGTGTCCGCAGCGCGGAAGTCGGCCAGCAGGTCGTGCTGACCCCACAGCCAGCCGTTGACGCGGGCTTCGATCTGCCCCGAGTCGGTGACGCAGATGGCGTGACCGGGCGGGGCCAGGATGGACAATCGCAGCTCACCGCCCCGGGTGAGGTTCTGCATGTTCATCTTGTTGTTGCCGCCCCAACGACCGGTGTGCGCCCGGTAGTAGGCGTAGCCCACCGGCAACGACATGCCGTTCGCGCCGGCCTTCAGGAACCGCTCGGCTCGCGTGATGTTCGTGGTCGACTTGACGGCCAGGCGGCAGTCCACGAGAGTCCGCAGCCGTTCCTGGCGAGCTGCGAGTTTCTTCACATCGGCGACCTTGGCCAGGTTCAAACCCGCCGACAACGACTCGATGTCGTCAGGCAGGTTGATGAACTCCTGGTCGTCCTTGGCGAAGGCGTAGGCCCACTTGTCGGCGTCCTCGCGCTCGGCAGTCGGCTTCTTGATCCAGGCCGGACTGATCTTCACCGGCGGCTCGATGCCTTCGGCGCGCAGCAGGTCGGCGAAGCGCTCACTGCTGCCGACAATGCGCTTGGCCTTGAGCATGATCCGTTCTTTGCCGGTCAACTCACGCTCGGCCTTCGTCTTGAGGATCGTCTTCAGCTCTGCCAGTTCTTCGGGCCGCTCATAGAGCCGATGTGGCACGACGTTGAGCAGCAGTGCTTCGCGCTCGGCCAGCTCGCGCGCCAGTTCCTTCTCGACGCGGGGCAAGTCGACCTTGAGCACTGGGTCGCAGAACATGCGGTTCGTAAGGTGAATCAAGTCCATCTCGTCGCGCGGCATCTTCGGCAGCATCTCCTTGAAGACGCGCAACATCTCGTCCACGTCGTTCGCGCAGTAGATAGTGGACTTCGCCCACAGGGCCTTGTCCTTGATGAGGTCGGCGTAGCGCAGACCCTTCATACCCTCGACACCGCCTTCGATCTTGCCCTTGCCGCCGTAGAAGATCGACACCTCATCCAGGCCCGCGCCGATGTCATTGCTGTGCAGGCCGCGCGCCATGGACAGCGAGCAGTAGAGCCGCTTGGGGTTGATCTTGTAACGGTGGCTGAGGATGAAGCCGTCGAACTGCGTGTTGTGGCACAGCAGCGAGTGGGTCATCCAGTTGATCTTCTTCAGCTCCGCAGCGATCTTCGGTGCCGGGATGACCCGGGTCTTGCCGTTGCCGACCTTAAGGCCGACCATCAGGGCCTCGAACCGCTCGTCGCGGACGTACTCCGACGTGGACATCTTCTTCAGGGTGAAGTCCGCGTCATAGAACGTCTCGAAGTCCAAGCTGACCAGGCGAGCCCAGTCAACTTGCTCGGGCTCGAAGTACGGCTTGGTGATCGTGGCGATAGCGCGCACGACCTTGGTCGGCCTCTTGATGGCAGATGCCCAGCTCATAGGTAGGGGTCCGTGTAGGAGATCAGTTTGAAGTCGACTGTGCGTCGCTTGGGACTCACTGAGATTACCAGCCGATCTAGTTCAGACTCCGGCTCGAACTCGTACCGGGCAAGCGGATGGTTCTCGATCTTCCGAAAGAGGTCGCAGAACTGATAACAGTCCATGTGCCGGCCCCAGCGACGCTCCGCCTTTCGATACCCGATGCGGACCCAGTTGGCAAACGACCGAACATCGCGAACGAAGGCGTCGGTCAGCACAGTGTTGGACCCTTGCCACCTTTGCGCCCGACGCACCATCTCGGCGATCTGAGCTTCTGTATCTTCATCGTCGAGTCGGTGCACGCGCACCGGTTCAACGTAGCCGGCACGGGCAACGAACTCACCGCATTCGTTGCCCGTCTGGTATCCGAACTCGGGGTAATGGCTGAATCCGTCCTGCCACCACCCGCCGTTATGGCGACCCCAGAGAATCGCCCCGAAAGCCCGACCTTCTTCTTCGATGGTGCCGCTCTGGTCGAAGTGCTCAATCACATCATGGGCCAGGCCAAAGCCCGACACCGGGTCGAAGTCCGGCAACGCTTTTAGTCTCCAGCCTTGCGCACCCGAATCCGACTCTCCTTCCGGCGCCCATACAAATTCGCGGCGGATCATTTCTTCTCCGGATGTGGAGGCAGCACGTAGGAATGCCCGTACCGATCAGCGGCACGCTGCGCGTCGACCGGGTCGCGATACCGCTCGACTGAAATAGATTTGCCGGGCGGGTCAGTGACGACGGTCCACAGCTCGGCGTGCCATAGCGGGACTGGGTTCTGGTCTTGATGCCACGTACTCATTTCAGCAGCCTCCTGGTGACGGTGCGGGCGACCTCGGTGCGAGCGTTGGCGACTGCGACTGCCAGCTCAGATGCCGGCATGTGCCACAGATCGCCTTCGCCTGGTACGACGTTGAACCGGCAGTCGTGGCCGATGGGGAAGAAGCTATTCAGCCGCGCCCACTCCGGGTCGCTCAAGTAGGGCATCTGCATGCGCTTTGCACGCGCTTCCAGACCGTCGAGAAAGTCCGAGGACGATGTTTTGGAGGGTGAGCTGAGCGGCATCAGCTTTTCGCTGGCGGTAGAGGATGTCACGGTGCTTATGGGTGAGCGGCGGCGGACGAACGGCGTCGCGGCCGGGGCCGAGGCGAAACGCCATGATCGTGTGCCGGCCAAGCCGGTCCTGATCCCATGCACAGCGGTGCATGCGCCCCGCGAGCCGGAGATGCCGGAATACGCTACGAACAGTGTCTTCCCCGAGCCCACAAAGTGCACTTGCTTCTGCATAGGTGGTGGAGTCCCGGTCGAGCAGCAGGAGGAACAGCTTGGTGTATGCAGCAGGCGCCGTGGAGATCACGCGGCGGTCGCCTTCTTGACGGGCTGTTCCATCGAACCGCGCACCGCAGCAGGGTTGCGTGGCTCGAAGAACTCCAAGAACGCTGCGGCCGCTGCGACGGGGCACTTGCGCGCAATCAGAATCTTGATCGCATCAGTCGGCTGCAAGCCCATCGACCAGTAGTACGTCTTACCGACACCACGAACGAAGGAAGGATTGTTCGGGTCGATGGGCACAGCCTTGGCCCGGTGAGCGAAATACCCCGTCATGGCGCAGCCGCGCATGGTCCGGACAGTAAACCATTCAACTTTGGAGAGAAAACGAGGTTTCATGCGGCAACCTTTTCGCGTGTGTCCGCAGAGAACAAGTCGAGCAAGTTCGTCATGCGCACGTCCTTGGGCATCAGCATCTCGTGGTAGATGCGTTCCTCGACCGAGTCTTCGGCGATCAGGGCGATCACCTCGGTCTTGGCTTTCTGGCCGATACGGCGCTGTCGGGCGTTGCCCTGCTTCCACCACTCCAGGTTCGATGTGGGCGATGCCCAGATCGTCGTGGTGCCGGCCGTCAACGTGACGCCGTGAGCCGTGGTGACGGGATGCGCGAACATCACCTTGTAGAAGCCAGCCTGGTAGCGGCGCACGTACTCGGCTCGGTCGGCGTCAGAGGTGTCGCCGTCAATGACGCAGAACTTGAGCCCGCGTGCGTCGGCCGCCTTGACGAGCTGGTCGCGCTGGTGCTGCCAGAAGAAGAACACCAGGCAGGTCTTGCGGGCCTCGACCAGGTCGATGACGATCTCGGCACGTGCGTCGTCAATGAGGTGAGCCACGCGGTCGTTGTCGTAGACCGCCCCGCTGGCGACCTGCTGCAGCTTGGTGGTGACTGCCGCCGCATTGATCGCTGTGAGCTTGCCCTTGGCCATCGCCAGGAGATTCGTGTCGAACAGCGTGTCGTAGTCCTTGCGCTGCTTCGGCGTCATCTTGTAGGTGACCGGGTAGATGAGCTGCTTGGGGATGTCCGTGCACTCGTCAAGCTTGTGACGGATGGTGATATCCGAGATCAGGCCGAACACTGCTTCCTCGGCGCCGTCTTTATCGACCCAGTTGATCATGTTGGTCTTGCGGCCAACTTGAATGGGCGTGCTCACGCTGTTGCGGAAGCCGTAGAAGCTGTCACCGAGTCGTTGGCCGCCATCGAGCAGCATGACTTGATGCCAGATGTCAGTGATCGTATTGCTGGTCGGCGTACCGGTCATCATCGTGCGGTACTTGAAGAACTTGCTGACCTTCAAGGCCGCACGACTGCGTTGACTGGTGTGGTGTTTGTAGGCCGGCGACTCGTCCACCGCCAATTCGCTGAACTTGGTGAAGAACGCTTTCTTCTGTGTGGCCAGCCACTTCACGCCGTCGACATTGGTAATGTAGACATCGGCGTCTGCAATAAATGCAGCAGCGCGATTTGCTGCCGTTGCCACGGACACCTTCATGTCTGGGGCGAACTTGGCGAAGTCGTTGGCCCAG